GAGCGTCACGCGGAAGGTCCGCGTGTCGTCCTCGTAGCCGTCGACCTCGGCCACGGAGACTGCCTTGAAGCCGGTTGCCGCGCGCATGGCCGCACGCACCTGCTCGGCGGCGTCCTTGGCCTGCGCGTAGCGCCGCGCCCAGACGTCGATCTGGACGCGCACGTTCTCGAGGCCGCTGTCGCCGCCGGTGTGCTGCACGGGCCCGCCCCCGATGCGCTGGTAGCGCACGGCCGGGTAGCTCACGCCCTCGGGCAGCACCACGGGGTAGATGCGGTCGCCCACCAGGGCCGCGAGACCAGCGTGGCCGGACAGCGCCGCGTGGACGTCCTGCTCGATGGTCGTCGCCATCAGCCCCTGGCCGCCCGCTCGATGCCCTCTCGCAGGCGGTCCGTCACAATGCGTACGATGCGTTCTCGGGCGCGTTCGAACGCGGGGCGCATGAAGGGGCGGGCTGCCATCTTCTGCGTCCCCAGCTCGACGAAGCGCCCGTAGAAGGCGTCCCGGTCCGGGCCCACGGAGATGGTGTAGTGGGTCGGCGACCGGGAGGTCGTCCGGTAGCGGATGTGCCGGCGCAGGAATCCGGTGCGCCTCGGGGCCGCGGCTCGGATCTCCTTCCGCAGCGCCTGGGCGCCCTTGCGGGTGGCGTCGCGCACGATCTTGCGCGCGACCCGCCCCTCGAGGCGCCGGAGCTTGCGGTCGAGCTCCTTCAGCCCCTCGATCCTGACCTCGACCTGCTGCATCAGGTCCTCCGCACGCAGAGCAGCTCGAGCCCCTGCCGGCGGCCGATCTCCGTCACGGAGACGATCTCGTAGGTGGCTCCGCCGTACGTCAGCCGCATGCCCGGATCGACTCCCGCGCGCCATCGGATCTGGAAGACGGCGCGCGACTCCTGGACGAGCTTGTCGCCGGCCAGGTACTCGCGCCCCGGCATCCCCCGGATGGCCGCCCAGACCGTGGCCTCGTCCGACCAGGTCTCCGTCTCGTCGCCGTAGCTGTCGCGCGTGACCGTCCGCCGCTGGAGCGTGACGCGGCGGTCGAGCCTGCCCGCCCGCATCAGGTGCCCAGCCTCACCCGGTAGGGCGCCACCAGGTTGCGGAACGCGAGCGGCACCTCGCTGATGATGGTGCCGGTGATGGTGGCCTCGCGGTGCTCGTAGAGATGCCCGACGAGGACGAGGGCGGCCTGGCGGATCGGCCTCGGCACGTCGGCGGCCCCGCCGTAGCCCGCCTCGAACTCGACGCGCACGGCACCCGGCACCAGCCGCGCCGCGGGCCAGGTGTAGCCGTAGGCGGGCCTGATCCGGGCGGGCTCGCTCTCGGTGTCGACGTCGTACTGGGCCGCATCCCAGACCTGGACGTTGCCCGAAGTGTCGACGTACTCGACCTTGCTCACGCTGCGCAGGGGCGGCAGCGGCACGAGGATCTCGTCGTCGGGCCAGCGGTCCAGCCGCAGCCGCCAGGTCTGGGTCACGAGCGCTCGGCCGAGGATGCCGTCCGCCCCGTCGAGGTGGCCTTCGGCGGCCTCGATGAGGCTTTCGATGAGCTGGTCGTCCTCGGCGCCCTCGACGCGCAGGTGCTGCTTCGCCTCGGCGAGCGTGAGCAGCCGCTCGGTCGGAGCCACGAGGCGGGTGAGCGACATCACCGCTTCTTCGCCGCCTTCTTCTTCGCCGCCTTCGCCTTCGGCGAGACCGCCTGCTCAGGCGCCCCGTGCAGGGCGGCCGTCTCCTTCGGCTCCTGCGGCGGCGCCGCGATCCCTGCCTTGATCCAGGCCTTGCCGACCTCGTCGCTGACCTCGACGAGCTGGCCCGGCCGGTAGGCGTAGGTCGCGCCCGCCATCGCCGTCTTCATCACCACGTGCATGGGTCACCTCCTTGGGAAGGAGGCCCCCGGGGCAGATGCCCCGGGGGCGTCAGGCCGCGCCATCAGGTGGCGCTGTTCTGGTAGTACTTCACCGGGTTGGTGCCGGCGTCGAGCAGCACGCCGTCCGTGCGCATGAACGCCAGGAAGCCGACCTGCAGGAAGTCGGCGTAGCGCTCCTGCAGGCGCAGCATCTGGATGCCGAGCACCTCGCGGATGTGGTACTTCGACAGCGCCCCGAAGAGGATGGACTTCGCGCTGGCGGCCATCGTGGGCATGTCGTTGTTGATCTCGTACGGGTAGCCGAGGATGCGGTCCGGCTCCCCGCCGATGATCCCGGGCGCCCACAGCGGCCGGCCCTGGGAGTCCACCAGCTTCTTGATGGCGGCGAGCGTCTGGTCGTGCATCATCCAGCGCCCGTCGAGCGCCCGGTAGGCCGGATCGACGCTGTGGACCAGATCCACGAGGTCATTGTAGGTAACGCTCGTGGTCTGCCCGGTCGCGCCGACCTTGCCCTGGGCCGCGCCCGTCACGATGCCGGCGGGCTGGCCGGTGCCAGTGCCGGTCGTGAAGTGCGCGTTGGTCGCCCGGCCCAGGCGCTCGGCGAACGCCCGCGCCAGGTACGCCTCGATGTCGAACGCGCTGTCCTGCAGCAGCTGCAGGGAGACGCGCACGATCTTCGAGGAGTACATGTAGGCGCCCAGCGTCACCTGCCCGAAGGTGACGTCCTGCTCGGTCACCTGGGTGTTCTCGTTCACGATGGCACCCACGTTGCCGGTGTCGTTCACGGTCGGCATGGGCAGGTTCGCGCCCGTGTCGGTGCGGATGATGGTGGCGACGTTGCGCACCGCCCCGTAGGCCTTCATCGCCTCCTCGAGCTGGTTGTAGAAGTCCTCGGGGACCGTGAAGCCGCCGGCCGCGCCGGTGCCCACGGCGAGCGCGCGCGCCTCGGACGGCAGCTCGGTCATGCGCTGCTGGACGATGGCGCGGTGCTCGTCGCCGAGGGCGGCCATGCCGCCGCGGATCCAGGCCCGGAAGGCCTCGCGCTCGAGGTCCTGCTGCGAGCGCTGCTCGGGCTCGCTGCGGCTCTCGGGCTCGGGGCCGACGGGCACGCGGGTGCCCAGCGGCTCCCCGGCGCGCTTGTCGATCTCGTCGAGGTCGTCGTGGAGCTTGCGCGCCTCGTCGATCGCCTCGTCGATCTCACCGATCTCCGCGGTCATGCGCTCCCACTGCTCGCGCTCCTCGGCCGTGAAGCGGCGCTCCTCGTCCTCGGCGCGCTTGAGCATGTCGCGCATCTGGGTCGCGATCTGGTTGCGCTTCTCCTGGAGTGCCTTGAGGTTCATGGCCTCACTCCTCTGCTGCGATGGTCCACAGGGTTGATGCGCGGCCGGCTGGCCCGCGTGTCAGCCCCGCTGGGCAATCTCGATCAGCTCCAGCTCGGCGCGGCGCCGCTCGAGCTCCGCGGCCACCGCCTCGCGGTGGTGGCTGCGCCAGGCGTCGAGCGACCGCGTCGCGACGGTGGTGTCCGGGTAGGCCGGATAGGTGACTACGGAGACGTCGAACAGCTCGACCTCCTTGAGGGTGCGCACGGGCTCTCCGTCCTCCGTGCGCCACTCGTCGCTGACCGTCCGGAAGCCGAAGCTCATCTGGTCCACGTCGCCGCGGCGGATGGAGGCGAGCAGGTCCGCGGCGTACTGGGTGTCCGGCAGCACGATCTCGGCGCGCAGGCCGTGGTCGTCCTCCTGAAGCCTGAGGGTTCCGGCCTTGGTGCGTCCGAGCACGAGCGAAGGGTCGTGGTCGATGAGTGCGCGCACGTCCGCGCCGTTCTCGAGCGAGCGGCGAAAGGCGCCCGGGGCGACGATCTCGCGGAAGCCGCCCAGGTCCTCGCTCTTGCGGTTGAAGACTGCCGCGTAGCCGACGAGCACGGGCCGGTCGCTGTCGTCGGCCTGCCGCAGCTCGAGCTGCGCCCAGGCCCTGCGTTCGATCTCAGGCATGGCTCTCGCCCTCCGTCACGATGCCGATCAGCTCCGCGACGCGGCGTGCGCACCAGTCGCCGCGGTCCCAGCCTTCGAGCGGCGCCGCCTCCAGGCCGCGCATGGCCGCGTCCACAGCCCGGTCGGGGTCCGTCCCGACGATGAGGCAGGCGGGCTCGAGCACCTGGCGCACGTACTCGCGGTGCTCCGAGACCCATCCAGCGAGCGCTGTGGTATCGCCTCGCTGGAGGTAGCCGCTGATCCGGTCGGCCTCCCGGCGTGCGACGCGGACGGCCGCGTCACGCACGATCCGGCGCACGGCATCGCTGCGGCGCTGATCGCCCACCGCCTGCGCCGGCCCCATGTTCAGCGGGACGAGGTACTCGTCGCCGTTCTCGATCGCGGACAGGTTCTCCAGCTCGCGCACGTCGTTCGCGCTGAGCCAGCCCCACTGGCGGCCGACCGCGTAGGCCTCGTAGCGGCTCTTGATGTCGCCTCGCAGCAGTCCCTCGACCGCGAACTCGGCGAAGTAGCCGTCGCCGAGGAGCTTGCGCGTCAGCTCCTGCTCCCAGCGGACGAGCCAGGGCCTGAGCGTGTGCTGGACGAACTCGAGGCTCTGCTGCTCGATGTTCGAGTACGTCGCCTTCTCGAGGTCCGCGATCAGGTGCGGCGGCACCCGGAACGCGCGCGCGATCTCCGTGACCTGGAACTTGCGCGTCTCGAGGAACTGGGCGTCCTCGGAAGTCATCCCGAGCGACTGCCACTTCATGCCCTCCTCGAGGATCATGAGGCGGTGCGCGTTGCCGAGCCCCGAGTAGGCGCGCTCGAGGCTCTTGCGCAGGTTCTTCTGGGCCTGCTCGCTCAGCTGTCCGGGATGCATGAGCACCCCGCCGACGAGCGTCCCCTGCTTGAAGAGACGAGCCCCGTGCTCCTCGGTTGCGATGGCGAGCCCGACCGCGTTGCGCAGCCA